TTTATTAGGAGTTGATTATGGCAGCTTATGGCGGAACGGGAAGCGTTACGCAGGCCACCAGTTATGGTGACCTGAGCAAGAACGATGCGTTCACTATTCAAAAGAAGATGTTACCAATTGCAAAGCGATTGCTGACATTTGCGAAATTCGCACAAAAAGAAACTAAGCCCCAGAAGCAGGGATTAGAGATCAGACACCGTCGTTACGAAAGATTTCCAGTCGTGGATTCCCCGATTGCGGAAGGTGTAACACCGGACTTTACCTCGCTTGAGCACACCACGCTCATGCACACGCTGAAGCAATTCGGAAGTTATGTGAATACCACAGACGTCCTTTTGGCAGCCTCGCATGACCCGGTTCTCAACGTAATTTCAGAACGACAGGCCACACAAGCTGGTGAGACAATTGACTTTCTCAGCTACAAGACCTTTCGTGCAGGAACCCAGGCAGCCTATGCTGGTGGGACTACCAGAATAACTACGGACCAAACAATTGGTTTAGTTGGAGCACATGCTACTCAACTAACCGCAGCACCAACAGGATCCGACGGTCTAATTCAAAAGGCCATCCGTGTACTGGAACGTAATGATGCCGTCAAGCTACGCAAGAAATTGAAAGCAGCAGTTGGCATTGCTACCGAGCCGATCCGTGAATCATTTGTTGGTATCTGCCATCCTGACCTTCGTCAGGACATTGAGGCAATTACCGGATTCGTCCCAGTCGAAAAGTATTCCGACACAGGTGATGCAATCGAAGGTGAGATTGGTTCAGTCCGTGGCGTGAGATTCATCACCACAACCCAAGCCGTTCCTTTTGCAGATGCTGGCGCTACAGCAGGTAGTAACTTCATGGTTACAACCAGCGGTACTTCAGGGACATCTGGCAGTTGTGATGTTTATCCCGTTATCATACTAGCAGCCGATGCAATCGGTTGTGCCACACTTGGAGGCATGGATTCTCTCCGCTCCAAAGTCGTTATGCCTAAGCCAGGACCTGGTGATCCTTTGGGTCAACGTGGAACTGTTGCATGGGACACATTCTACTCTTGCATTATTCTGCAAGATTTGTGGATGTATCGCATTGAATGCACTGCGACTAACTTATAATTCTAACCTATGAAGCCCTTAGCTACGGAGCCCCGTAGCGGGGGCTCCTATACCCTAAATGTCTAAATAGGAGAAATCTATGGACTCTATAAAAACCAAAATTGTCAATGCAACGCAGAGCACGAAGCATGACAATGTTACATTCTCGGATCTAAGTGCCACTGGTACTTATACCCGTGCGCTCTATGTTCCTATGGGAGCTCGTCTTGATACGATTCACCTCAAATCTGCAACGCAGTTTGCGGGTGGCAGTACAGTTATGACAATTAAAGTCGGCTATCCTGTAGGCGTATCACAGTCTGATTCATCCTCAGCAATTGCAGCAGCAGATCTTATTGCTGCCTTTGATTGGGATGCCGAGACACCAGGATCTGTTGTTGTTGATAAGAATCTTATCGATGGCAAGATGGTTCTTCCGCCTATGAATAAATCGAGCGCAGCAGTCGCAAACTCTAATATTGAGGAGTATTCTTCTTCAGGAGAGTACGTCGTTCCTGTCATCGCTACAATTTCAGTTGCAACTGGGGCACCTACCTCTGGTTCAATGTACTGGTGGGTGGATTATCGTTTTGATGCCAACATAGTTTGGGCTCAAACAACACTATCCTAATACTAATTTACTGGACGGGGGCAACCCCGTCTGGTACTAACTCAAGCAAGGAGATCTTATGCCTACAGCAGGCGGATTATTAGGGAAAAGTGAACACATTCCCAAACACGGTAAGAAACATAGTGCATATCAAGACGCTGGCGATGGCCAGTGGATAATCATGCCCAACGGCATGAAGATGGCAAAAGAGTGGGGGAAAGGCGATTCTATTCCTGAAGGTTTTTGTGTCATCAATATTGATCATGGACGTGACAATACCGAGATGGGACCTGTTCCAGTTACACATGGTGAGAATACATTAATTATTCCCCGTGGTACGAACAGGGTAGTGCCGCTTCTTCACGTTAACGTACTGAATGACGCAGTTACCACTGATTATTTTCAAAAGGATTTGATGAGCGGTATGTCATCACGGTCTAACAGGCGGTTTAATTTCGTAGTAAAGAAATGGCCCAAAACTGGATCCGAGATGGGGATCTCACTGGAAGATTTGGAAGATGCAAAAGAGCGTCACGAGGTTATTGACCTTGACCAAGATTAATGAACCGAAAACAAATAAGGGAGCGAGTTGAAACAGCATTACAAGATAGAGACAACAGGCACTGGACAGATGCAGAATTAAACCAGTACATTGATGACACCCTTGTAGAGTTCACTCGTCTCTCAAAGTATCCTCAAGTAGAGGGGTCTGCCACTAATCCTGGCGGGACCACTCCTCTAGGCGAGGCCACACAAACAGGTACACTGACCATTGACGGGAAAACTGCCACTATTACTTTCAGCGGTGTTCACGGGTACAGTGCAAACGATGTCGTTGTAGTCTCAGGAGGAACACCAACTGAGTATAACGGAGCGTTCCCTGTTCTTGTTCCGACCACCACCAC